CTGTCGATTGAATACCCTGCTAGTTCTGCTTCTCTACGAAGTTTAGCAATCTGTGTCGCACCCATATCTGCGATATTGATGAACGCTACACCCTCTGTGTCGAATGCGCCCATCGCTAGTGCTAGTTTCTGGGCATCGTTTGTTGTTGCTCCAAGTTTGGTTAAGAACTCTTGGAATACATCTGTTCCTTCACGGAAGTTGCCATTAGCATCTTTCATATTGATACCAAGACGTTCTAGCGGTTTCAGTAGTTCACCTGTTCCTTGTTGCGCTTGACCTAATCTACGTAGGAAGCGTTGCAGACCTGTATTGAACTGGTCTGTTGATAGACCTGCTTGACTAGCTACTACTGAATATTCTGATAAGAAGTTTGTTGATACACCTAGTTTTGTCGCTGTCTTACCAAGTGCGTCTAGTGCGTCAAGGTTCTTTTTTGCCAAGAACCCGAATGCGGCAGCAGCCGCTGTCGCCGCAGCGGCTGTCTTACCTAGTGATCCGACGGCTGAACTAGCTACTGAACCAATCCCTCGCAGTGCTGACTTTGTTCTGTCTGCACTACTCCTCAGTGCGTCGAGCGTCCGATTGATGCTACGGGCTCCAGATTTTATTTTATCCTCTATCTGAAATATCATTCCATAGACATTTGCCATCGTGTGTCTCCTATTTTCTCAATACTCTGCTGTTTGGCTTTGGTATTGAACTCTCTTTTTTGTTTATATCCTTTAAGAATGCGACCCAATACGCTACTTCTATTTGCGGCATATTAATCATATATTCCATCGTATAGCCTGTATTATATACAATATAATATAGTGTCCATAGATGTGGGTCTACTTTTAATTTTTTTCCGCATCCTCAACTGATACCGGATCGTCATCATCATTGATTTGAGATACGATACTTAATAGAACTTTTGGATCTGCTGACCTCATCAAGTCTGCTTTATTATGCTCGTTGAATACTCGTTTGCCGTTCTCGTCAAGGCAGCGATTGATTAACACCTGAACTAGTGCTTCTGCTGTCTTACCAGCGTTCTGTAGTTCCATAACTTTTGCTTCTGTTGCGAAGTTAGTTCCACGCTTATAATAGAATGTCGTTTCCCACTCTGGTACATCAATCGGCTTTAGGTCGCCTGAGATAGTCTCACGGAAGTGTGAGCGGATCTTATCCATTACTTCTTTATTTTGCATTGTATTTTCCTTTTTTGTATAATCTGTTAATCTCTTTAATAGTAGGTCTCGCAATACCGCTTGGAGCCTGTTTTGAGTGTCCATCTTCCAGATGGGTTATATAATCTACATTATTTAGAACACCTTGTTTTCGGCGTCTCCAACCTCGTTGAGCGTGTCCGGTATCAACTGGTGTTTCATTCGCTGCGACACGCTTTACATCATCCATTACGGCTGATATAAAGTTTTTAGACTTCTTATCGATGTCTTTCATTATGTCTTTTGGACGGAAGCCCATTTTGCTGATACCGGACTTAATCATTACGCTGCTGTGCCTGTCCAGCCACCAACTTCTGTCGATAGTGCTGCTGTGCCTAGAACAGAGATTGTTGCTTCAACCATACCATCTACTGATGATGAGATTGAACGGTTTGTGATCAGACATGTGCCAGTGTAACCTAGCTCACCTGTGTCGTCACCTGAGAACCAGAAGTGAAGTGTCACTTCATCTTTGCCTGGTTGTAGGATACCGAATAGGTCTGCGTCACCTGATGCGCCTGCACTATCGCTTGGTGCTGATCCACCTTGCTCTACGTGAGTTGCAGTTGCACTTGTCGGACCGAAGTTGTCTGTGCTGCTATCTTCTGTTGTCCAGAACACGTCAACCGTGCCTGACCAAGATTTGAACGTTGGTTTGTTTGTTCTGAAAGCTACGCCTGATGTGTTCATAGTAGTTGCGTCGATTGTTTCCTGTGTTTCTTCTAGTGAGAAAGAACGGATTGACGCTACTGCTGTATTACCCACATACACGATACCTTCTGAACCTGAAAAGATATTTGTTGCCATATTATGACTCCTTTATTATGTGTTTCCTCGAGCGTAAGTATATTGAATACCAACACTCATTGTTTGTGATACGGTAGGATACCCACTTTCTTGGATATCGCTAACTTCTAATAGTTCTGTTAGTTGAGCTTTCCCGCCTCTGGTACGGTCTGCTTCTAGCTTTTCTTCGATTGCCTCGATGATGTCTGCTAGTTGCTTTTCCACACCTTCTGACTTATTCTTACCATCTAAATGCACCGTGATATTCAGCGTAAGAGTGGCTAATCGCCAATCCATTGCTATATCTTCTTTTGTTTCACCTTCGACCTCTACTTGGACGAATGGGAACGCTGTGCGGGCTAGTCTGGCGAACTCCTCTGGCTTGGAACTTACCTTACCAAGACGAGGGCTAGTGATAGTCTTGAGTTTATCAACAACATCTTGGATTATATCCTTACGCTTGCTGTTGCTCATCTATATAACCTCTCACTTCTCTGATATTCCATTTCGGTGTTCTCATATGTCCCATCACCATCTTGGTCATAGGCGAAGCCCGCACTCATTACGATTGCGAACTCCTCCATATAACGTTCCTTGTAGAATACCATCTGTCTCTGGAAGGTATCGTCTTCCTGAAAGTTTGATAACCTTGGCAATATATAATACGCTAATGCGTGATAAATGGTTGCTCTTTCCCATTCGGTTGCCTTTAGTTTGGTACTATCGAAGTCGTTTGGGTCATGATATTGTGCCCACCACTCTGCTTTAATACGGCGATTGATATCATCTGTGCTACGAGCTAACTCTGCGTCGAAGCTATCTACACCGTGGTCAAAGATGTCTGGGACAATCGCTACTAAATCATCATCATATGCGTATGCCATTGCCTGTCTCCTAACTATCTACTATTATGCTGCGTCAACTAGTTTAACGCCACGTGTTGCGTCAACCACGCCTACACCAGCATGGACACTTGCAACTACGTCGAAGCCAACTGCTTCTGGACGACGACCGATTTCGATATCTACATTGCGCTGCATTGCGATACGTGCTGCGTCACGACCGAATACATAACCCATTTTTGTTGTGCCTTCAACGAATGCTGACTGGAATAGGTTGATGCCTGCGATTGTGCCAAGGAAGCCGTTGCGTAGTGCTTCTGTTTGGAAGTCACCGCCTGCGTATGCGTTTGTGCCGATTGCTTTCATTAGCTCTGTTGCCGCTGTTGGGTGTAGAACACCGAATAGTGGACCCATCTCACCGTTTGCACGGATTTGACCAGCTACTTCTAGTAGGTCATTTACATCTACGCTGTCGATGTCTGTTGGTGCGTCTTTTGCTTCTAGTGAGTCCAACGCTGCGATTACTGCTGTGTCGAACTTTTTCGCTACTGATTGACCTAGTGAGCGACCGATCTCGTCGATATTGATGCCGCCTAGATCACGAACTACTGAACGTGCGCCGATTAGATCGACTGAGATGTCAACCTTGCTGTCTGTCACGTTTTGTGCTGTAAGATCAGTTGTGAAGTCAGCGCCTGCTAGGGACTCTGCTGTCACGTCTGTGATTTTTGGAACACGAAGTGTGATACCTGGTGTTGCTACTACAGGGATAAGTGAACCACCCAAGAATAGTGATTGTTCCTGCGCTTGAAAGATTGTCGCCGCTTTTAGTGGGACTAGTAGGTCACCTAATGATGAACCTGATGAATATGCGTCTGCCATTTTAGACTCCTTTTAACTTTATATTTTGCCTTCAGCCTTGAGTTTTCGATATACTTCTCTATCGGCTGCTTTTGTCATATCTAATGAACTTAAATCAACTGGCGGTTTTGTTGGTACATTGCCTGTTGATCCTTTGCTTGCCACGCCGCCTGGAGTGCTACGTAAAAAGTGTGGATTACTATCCAACCATTCATTTACATATGCCTCTATCTTGCGAGGTTCTGCTGTTTCAGGGTCGTATTGAATATTGCCTTCTTTATCAAATACGACTGGACGACCTGTCTCGTCAAGTCCTACTGACCCTTTAAGTAGTTGTGCTACTTGTTCTGGGTTAACTGCATTCCTTGCAGCCGCCGTATTTACAAGTGTCCCATCTACTTTTAGATTAGTTAGTTCCTGACGAAGTGTGTTGATATCGCTTTCATACTTACTCTTTTGTTGAGTAAGGATCTTATCGAACTCCTCACGTTTCTTCATCGCCTCTAACTCCCGTTCTTCTTCCGCACTTTTCAGTGATCTATATTCATTCACATCGATATCGGAGAAGCGTTTCTTATACTTTTCCAATCTCTGTTGAACGATCTTATCTACATCTTTTTGCGAGAATATACGGTCATCCTGGTGTTCATTGTTTTCGGGAGTGGTACCAGTAACCACATCATCCTCTGTCCCCGATGTCTGCTCGGTCATATCGGTCATACCTAATATCCTTTCATTCATATATTGTATTTATTCATCCTGTAAATCTTCTTCGGATGACGGGATTTCTAGTGGTAGTTCTGGTTCTTCAACAACTTCCACCTTCTTTCTTTTCTTACGTGTATTATGGATTACTACTCCATTATACTCTAGTGTTGTC